GTCACATTCGTGATCTCCTGTCTTTAAACCACAGGACATACCTTTGCAACTTTGACATCATCAGCCCTTTTGGGGCTAATGACACGATAAGCTGAGAAATTCGGTTTCCCGATAGAGTATTTAAAAAATAATTTAAACGCTTTCAAGGGAGGCTCCCGTCTCTGCCTAGGCAGATCCGGTCGCGCCAATTTCTCAAATGCCCGTGAAGGAGTGTCCACCAATTCTGTCATTCTATCCCATTGATTAGATAAATCTATTCAATAGGATATAGGGAAAGAATAGGTAGGCATGACTAAAGGATAAGGAACAAGTCCCACTCCTCTTTTCATCAGCATCCGCGGAGTACCATCCTCTTTCAGAGGCTGGACCTTCGCCGTAGCCATCTCTAACTTAAGTAAATCCTCCCTAATGTTTAATTTAAACATCAGAGACAAATTTACTCAAATCAGCGATAGCGCCTGACCCTTTCCAGACCGGTCTGCTCTGAAATCATATTCTGAATTCAAAGCATCCTGGCCTGTCGGGTAAATATCTATCGAACATTTTACGATCTCCGCTGCTAAAGTATCACAAGTCGCATCACATTCAAATCCTTTCAATTTCTCAACTAAAAAATTTCAAATCTGATTCCGAAAATGATTGGTCTCAAATGAAACCGAATCAAGCTTGGTAACCTGTGGCACCTGTCCTGATACGATAGTCCCAATATAAGTCATCAATGAAGAAGTCAATTGACCCTTCATAAAATTCTTATAGGACCTTTTTAAAGGTTGATGAGCACCTGACTTCACAGTCAGAGCACTAATCAGACTCTCGTAAGAGAACTTCCCTGTTTTCGCATACATGGTTAAAAGAGAAATATAACTATAAGTTGGATTTCCCAATTTAAACCATGTCTTTGAAACGATATTATTAATCCAACGTCCCACACAAGGTATGTTCATATCCTTATTTAGTAAACTAAATACGATATTCGCACGCCCCATCATAGTATTTTGACTTAAGAACATCTTCCAGGAAATAGCACTTACATTCTGACCATGGTGGCCGGTAACTTTCGCGAACTCGAAGCTTGCGTTCGTTGCCACTACCGACTTCGAAGAGTTGATGGGAACCCCAATACTTGCCATTAATGCCAAATATTGAAATGCCACCCGCTCATCAAAGATGTTAATATCATCTCCCAATAGTTCATAGTCCGAAAACCATAAACCAGGTCTAGATGCGCCAGCTCGTTGAGCGGCACACTGAACCAGGAAATGATGAGTAACAGCCAACATACCTCAAGAACTTAAAGCCCCCATAGGTTGCCCTACAGCATACTTCAAGGCCTGCCACACTGTGTCAGGTTTCTGAGGTTTCAGAATGTAATCCCGACCGACTAACAATTTCTCTCAAGCCTGAGCGAACTCAGACCCGAACCAAACTGATAAAATATCAACTTGGAGTGAAATTGGCAGCCGATCAGTAGCGGCAGACAGATCATAACCAAATGACTTTCCAGCAACTCTCGATTTTTCCATACATCTTTTCACAGACGCATGTTGATCAAAAGTCCCATCATTTGGTAACGATCTCAGAAAAGAGAACAGATACAAGTGTAGCGGACGAAGGGCTCATTGAGTCCAAACATCAACCATAGCAAATACCCTTATCTTTCCTGCAGCCTCCACTTTAGTACTGAGCTGGCCGACTGGAGAGACCGAAATCTTTCCAGGCAGCAAGCCCATAACTCGGTTCATGAGCCCAACTTGATCGATAGTCCACTTGAAAAATGGATTACCAATCGAGCTAGACTTATAAACTGAGGCTAAAGAAGTGACTTGGAACAAAGACTCAATCGCCCCTATAAGGCGCAACAGAGCCTCTGAATCACTTGCTTTTAAAATCACTTTTAAGGGCTCATCCAGACCATAGATCCCAAGGGATATATAGTCATGAATGAAGCCTGTCCAAGAGACTTTAAAAGATGGAGACGCCGTCTCCAATAGCTTGACCTCTGCCGGTTCAAGACTTTTCGGCGCAAACTTCTTAAAGCTTAAGGCAATAACCTTAATCTCCATAGAAGCACGCATCAAAAGATCTTCAGAACCAGTAAAGGGCTGGACTATTGTTTCCAACTTTAACTTTGATGGTGCCTGCAATATACGGTAAACGCTGTACATTGTCAGTCATCATCGGATCACTGAAGGACTACCCGAAAGGATAGCCCTTCGGTCACCCAATGGAATATACCTTGGGAGACCTGATCGAGTTAAACGAGGGAGCGGCAAATCGGGCTCAATGTCTCTAAGAGACTTGATCCGATCCTTCGCTATCGCTTTTTGGATTGAGAGTTGGCATGCCTTTAGATATTTTATTGTAGTCAATTCCCCATGATGCTTCCGCATATGGAGAATGTACTTACCAAAATTATAAAGCTGTGTCAAGCGGTTTGTAGACTTCTCTATTCTAGGTATTGCGGCAGAGAGTAATCTCCACCCCAATCTCCGGAATAAAGCTAACAATTCGATTGAATTGTTAAGAGAGATCAACCGATCGTGTATCAAGTAATCTGTAAAAGCAGTTTTCATGGATAAGAAAAAAGTTTCGTTTTTTTTATTCATAAAAATTGTTTTCACTATTTGGAGATATATTTTCCTACTGTATGGTTCTCAATGAGATACCAATAGTGCCTACTTGGCTCTTGTTCCCCTTTAAAGGGAAGCAGTAGAAAACATATACCCTGGTAGACCTACCCTATCTTTCTAAGATATGAAGGTAGCTTGCCGGCCGAATATGATTACAAGAGACCCAATCAGCCTGCGCGGTTACCCTT